ATTATCTAACACCGTCCATTGGAAGTAAACTACTTTCATTTGTAATCTTAATAAACTGTACCCAGGCTGATTGAGCATCAAATATCTTAATGCCATTAACTGTGATACCGCCAGTTAATACTCGTCTATTTGCAAGTTCTGCATTTCCTGTGAATGCTGCAACTGTAACAACTCTTGGAGTTCCTGCACCACCTATAAATGCACTGGCAAACATAAATGCTGCTGAGATATTAACATTATCTATTCTTGCTGCATCTAACATTTCTACAAATGCAGTCATTGGTTCTGCTGTTTCAATATTATTTAATACTGCAAATACTGTGTGATCTCCAGATTCTGCTGAGGCAGTCATAGGATCTGCAAGATAATTAGCAGTTGTTGTAAGTGCTGGCATTACAGACTGTGCTGATGCTGTAATTGCCTCGCCAAATATTAAGGCTGTAATTTTGCCAGGTAGTGCTGAGAATAAGGCTGCAACCTCTCCAGCAAGAATCTGATTCTTATCCCAGTGAATCTCATCAAAGTAAACGCTAATACCTGTAGGTACAACTGGCAAGGCGGTATTGGCAAAAGGAGTAATCAATGTTCCTATACCAAGTCTTGGGAAATTGTTAACCTCATCATTAGCACCAACATGTATTGGGTTATTAACTACGTCTACCTGATATGTACCTATATCCTGGTCTGCAATTAATAAACCGTCCATATATAAATACATATGATTCTTATTATTATTATGGTGGCTATTAATAACAAAATGATGTAGCCCAAAATCAAATGGGTTTACATTGTTTGGTGTGCTTATTGTTATTGGAGCAGCAACCTGATTATTGATTTGTAAATGCAATTTATTGTTATAGTGATAAAGAATAATATTCTGATCATCATTGTGACCATTCAGATTCCATAGAACACGAAGGCCTGTAGAGTTATCATCCAATGCTCTTTGCATCCAGAATGATGAATGCCATGAATTTGCGCCCGTGCCCCAGTTATCAAAATGTTCTGATTCTTTTATAACAAGTGCGCCATTGGTATATGCTCCAGTGCTCTTAACAGATTTACCATTAATACCAAAATCTGGATTAACTATTACGCCATTAATTACAAAATTGGCGACGGCATAATCAATATCAGTTCCATAATCTATATATGGCTCAGAACTGTCAAATGTTACATATCTGTATGGTGCAATATTTGCTTGTACATAATCGTAATAAATAGTATTCAGGTGGAAAGCATTTGGCGATTCTGCATAGGCCACAAACTCTGTATGAGAAATTGTAGATCCATGCTGATGTGTTGGCTCTATTATAAATGCTGCTGCTTGCATCAATTCAGCAGCAACAACTTTATCAAATCCTGTAGTCATTACTGGTTGTGGTATTAATCCAGCGAGGGCAGTAATAGGATCTGTTTCATATTCAAAGTTAATAATTGGGAATACATTTGCATCTCCCATACTTGCTTCAAGTTCAATAGGATCTGGTGAAATTATTTCATTTGGAGATTGACTCTTAACAAATGAATATCTATCCAATACTTGAGAAGCGGTCATGGTTGTTGGATAGTATGCAAACTCATCAAATAAAACACCATCATTTAATTTAATTTGTTGGCTACCACTTAATGAAATACTAGGTCCAAATATTGGTCCTGAAGGAGCATTTAATGTATTAATGCTTAATAATTGATTTGCTGGTGTTTGTGTCAATCCACTACCAAAAGTATATTCTAAAATTTCATTTCCAACAACTTGACCATTTAAATAAATATATCGTCTTACTTTATTTATATCTACAACTGGTTCATATGTAATAACTATATGATTCCAGTCATTTCTTTCTGGTGTAGCATCATAATATGTTCTCCATGTAGCAAAAGCATTAGGACCTTCGGTTCCAAAATCGTAAGTCTTCATACGCTCTGCTATAAGCAGCATCTTAAATGATGCATCTCTAGTAGGACCGCAAGCAAACCAGTCATAAACTTCTGCTATCTCTGTAATTCCGTCAGTAAACAATGATCCAGATTCTCTATATCCAGCATAATTGGTTTCACTGATTGGTTCGTTTGGATCTACAAAACCAGCACCACGGACATGTCCAATTGAATAATACCAAAACTCAATAGATAAAGATCTAGACGCATAAAGTTCATCTAGTTTATCTGGCCAGGTATCGTTGGCAAACTGTACTTGGAATCTTGGTTCATGAAGAATTATTCCATTTGCATTTGCTTTCCAAGATTTGGTGTTATTAACCGCCTGCATTTCTTGGGTGGAGTCAACATTGAAATCTATGTATTGTGAATAATAATTAGACTCTTGCATTGAGCCAAGATTTACTGGATTGCTTTGTCCATCATTAATATAAATCAATGGATTTAAATTCAAAACCTTTTGCAAATAATTCTCATCAATTTGTACCGTTGGATTTACAAATAATGCTGTAGCAATAAATGGGAACTCGCTTGTCTTATGTTCACCAGATATTGCAGTTGCTAAGAATGGAGCAACAGAAATGCTTCTATCTAAGTTCGTTTCAATATTAAATGGGAATACCTGTAATGCATTTGCTGTGCCTAATTGAATATTAGGAACAAGAATCCATTGACCAGTAAGAACTGTTGGATTTACAAATTCTGCAGAGGCGGTAGTTGAAGCACTGATATTTGTACTATCACCAATAGTAGCAGCAATAATTGGGTTAACCATTAATGCAGATGCTTCTGCTGTTGGACCCTTTTGAGGCTGTCCTAACATATCTCCAAAAGCAGTTAATGGAAATACTGTTTCATTAAAATTAAGAGTATTTCTTGATTTCCAAATTTCCTGAATTTGACTTGTATTTATTACTGAATTTCTTGCAAGATAGAAATTTGATATTGTAAATGAATTTGCTAATGCTGAAGCATTTCCAAATGTTAAGTAATTAACATTAACTACTAAGAATCCACCTAAAGCAGTAAATGTACCGATGGGCAATCCATTTAAATAAAATGCTCCATCTCCGCCAATTCTACGTAAAGCAAAATAATACCATTCACCTGTTTGTAAATTAAGATCATTTCCAAATCTTTGAGTTGCTCCTTGACCAACCTTAACATCAATAGCCTTTTTACCAGTTATAGAATCTGTTCCATAAGTTATCACAAAATCTTCTGTATTGGAAGAGGATGCTTCTGTTCTTACTAAAGTAGCAAATGATGTTGGCCATGTATTTATTTTTGCCCAAAATCCAATAGACCAATCTGTTTGTGTTTGACCAGCAATACTGTCGTATTCAAAATAATCTTTAATTGATCCAGCATCTCTTACTCTAGATGTTGCTGAGTTTGTTCCAGTAAACGTCCATCCGCCTTCTGTTGCACCTGCAATGCCTGGATCATAAACTGGAGCATTACCTGTTAATGTAAAATTTGCATCTGTTGTATTTGTTATAGATCCAGTCTGTGTGTATGGGTCTTTATAATTTTCATTAAATCTAATACCACGAAGTAGGTTATAAGATGTTATTTGATTATTAACATTAGAAGATAAATCCTGAAGTGCAGGTGATTTACCAATGTCCCAGATTTCTTGAATTGCTACTTCATCTATAGCAGAATAAGTAGTAATATAAGAATTAGCCAAATTTATACTTATATTCATGTCTACTGTAGGACTTCCAGTAAATGTACCATAAACTATATTTAAAGCATTATTTGTAGTGCTATTTATTTGCTTTGAATATACTTGTTGTCCGTTTATATAAAACTTATATGTTCCATTTGCTCCTTCAGCACCATTTCGTCTTACTGCAAAATAATTCCAGGTATTTAAATTAACTGGTACAACATCTGGATCTACATAATAAAGTGCTGATTCTATTTGTATTGTATAACACAAAACCTCTCTACCAAAAGAGAAGTCATTTCTCATAATTCCAAAAACATAACCAAGCGTATTTGATGGATTTATGCCATAAAATGCGTAGTTAAAATTAATATTAGTATTTGCAAAATCATTAATTCTATACCAAATACCAGCAGATATATCATAATCATTCATACGAGCAACAATAGTTGAAGAAACACATCTCATACGATCAGATTTTGTGTATGTTGTTGTAAAGTTCCATGAACCTTCACCATTATTAGGGCCTATTTCTGGCTGGTATGTTGGAGCGCCTCCACCTAAAATATTCCAAGCAGCACTGTTTGTGTCTGTTATTGGTCCTGTCTGTACTGGTGGTAATTGATAGGATGAATTAAATTCTATAGCGTTTTCAAGAGTATAACTATGAATTTTTTTATCAAGTAATCCTATGCCTTTTACAAGTTCTTGCTGAAGTCTTTGATGCCCTGGACCAGGTGCAGCATCTGCTGTCATTGGATCTGCTGAAGCAGTGACATCTGTTGGCAACAGGTTCATACCAGTAATATAAATATCTGTAATATCTTCTGGTGTAATTACGCTACTTGCAGCAACAAATTGATTAGAAATATTTATTGATGCTTCATAAAATGTTGTAGTGCCCCAACCAAAGTTTGTTTGAAGTTCTGTTGAGTTTCTTGTTTGAATACTTACTGATTGACCATTAATATAATGAGTCATTATGTTGCCAATTCTATTTACTGACAATAAATACCAGGTATCAAATACTATTTGTCCCACTAAAATTTCTTGGGCACCGCTACCTCTTACATAAAATTGTGGTGGTCTGCCATCTGCATATGTCGTATAGCCAAACTCAAAACCTGATGTTGCTGTTGGGTCTAATCTCCAGAATGGTGTGCTCATAGAAATACCAGTTGCAAGTGAATTGAACTTTACCCAAATACCAGTAACCCAATCATGATCTCTAAATCTTCCAATAATGTTACCGCCACGAGTTCTGTGATAGCACTGATTGGTTCCATTGCTTAACATTCTCCATGAACCGCTACCATTAGGTGGATTTACTGCTGATTCAAATAATGGATCTCTTCCTGATTTTGCCCAGTTGCTTGATAGGGTTTCTGTATTAGTACCCGTTTGATTTGGCACAAGAGCATATGCTTGGCTAAACTCAATGCCATTTTCTATTGCATAACTGTTGATTTTAGTATTAAGTGTTGAGGCCATAAAAAAAGGCTACGCCAAAGACGTAGCCAATTCACCTACCTTCAATTCTGGGTTGATAGATTTTAAACTGTGTCCATTTACTGAGACAACAGGGAAGTTGAAGCAGGTCCAAGCCCGTACAGGATTAGGAGTCGTCCAAGACATATCCTGTACCAGTATGACTGGTGCTACTAATGTAGCACTTAGGGAGATGGACATTGAACCTGCTTCAATTCTTGTGTTCATTATGCTACTGTGACTCTCACAATACCAGTTGAATCCCATGTAATGGTGAAGTTACCATTTGATGAGGACTGATCTGAACCGAAGTCAACATATCCAATTAATGGACGTGTTGCGTTAGTTGCAGGAGTTGCATCGTACACAACTGCATAACGAGCAGTGATTGTAGATGAAGCCCATGTTACATCGTCAGCATCAAGAACAATTACGTTTGTTGCTGAGTTGTATGTGTTTGTCTTGTTAGCAAGGGTAATTCCGCCTGCTGTGTAGCCAGTACCTGTTACTTCATATGCAGCAACGTCATCATAATAGTTATGAGCGTCCTGATCTGGAGTATAGGTGTTATTGAGAAGCGCTACCTTGATAGTATCGCTATCCCAGTCAATTTCCTTGTTGAAGGATTGCTGAATGAATTGTCCGTATAGTTTGCTAGCCATTAGTCAGTTCCTCCTTATGCCGCAGTCTTCTCAACGATAGCGAATGCGTCAGCATCTGCAACAGCAAATGCACGACGAACACGAGTCTTAAGAAGAACTCCGTCCTTTGAAAATTCTGCATCACGTGAAACTACAGACTCTACGCCACCACGAATACCATTGATAAGCATCTGACGGTTACCGCAGATAAGCAATGGGTTTCCTGCTGGTGAATCTGTTGCTGCTGCTGATGTTGCAGCACCGTATGAAATTACTAGCGGATATCCAAATAGTGAGCCAGGAGTTCCAGCCAATGGATCTGGAAGAACGAGATCGTTATTTCCCTTTACCATTCCACGGATTTCCTTAAGCATCTTTGGATGTGCCATCCAGACTGTGTTAGCAGCATCAAACTTTGAAGAATCTTCAACAAGACCAAGTGCATTGTTTAGATCATCAAATGAAAGTGCTCCACCAGTTTGGATTAGGTTTGTGCCTGCAGATCCTGGAGACACTGCACGATATAGAGATGTAAACGGTTGTCCGTCATCTCCGTCGCCTGCTGCTGTTACGCCAAGGCAAGCATTATCATACTTACGAGCCCAGCGAGATGCCCATTCACGCTTATATGTAGCGAGAACATCTACTAGACCATCATTAATATCTTCCTCAGAAATGTGGAAGATTTTTGCATATTTACGAGCAGTCAATACAATCTCGTCAAGTGTTGCGGTTGCTTCTGGAATTGTTGCGCCTTCGGCTACAACTTCTGGAGCATCAGCAAGAAAACGAGGTACTGACTTTGTACGAGATGCCATGGTTTCACGACGAGCGAAACGCTCAACCGCAGAGTTAGCAATAAGGTCTTGGATGACTGTACTGCCTTGTTCCTCTAGGATGTAACCATTGGCTTCTGTTAAATCAATTCTAGCCATTTGTTTTTCTCCTTATAGAAAAATAGTTTTATTAAGTTGTATAGGTATTGAATCGTCTAATTCATCCATAGACCTTTGGCAACGTCCATCGCCATAAGTATATGTATATTATATCAGACTTTCCGTCCTAAAATCTGTTCTGCCTGCATTTTGCTTGCAGAATATTGAGTACTGACAGATGCTTTTACGGCTGTGTCTGCTTGACCGCCTACACGTAGTTTGGCATCAAAGATTTCTGGGAAATCCTTTTTAAGTTGCTCAAATTGTTCATCAAACCCAGTAATCTCAAGATCATCGTTAAATTCTAGTTTGCTTCTGTCTATATATTTAACGAATCTGTGTGGATCCTTTAGGCCTTCAGCAGATAACTTCTGTAAGATTTTTTCATTCAAAAGTCTTCCGCTAAACTCTGCAATCTTCTGATCTCTACTGTTCAGGTCTACTTCAAGTTTTTCTTTTTCTTCCCTGAACTTTTTGGCATCAGATTTTGCTC